GAGCCATTATTCCCGCGATACGAGCGGGGTCGGGTCCGGGTAACCCGTACCAGACCTCAACCGTGTCGCGACTATGAACGAGCACCTTCTTCACCAACTGGCGGAGAAGGTGCTTCTTTTTTGCGTTCTCCGCCGAGGCCAGGACCTCCTCGAAGTCCGCCAGCGTCTTCCGCAGGAACTCGCGGTCCAGCTCCGGCAGGCTCAGCCGCTCCCGCCGCTCCTCCAGGTCGGTACGCTCGGCCTCCAGCTCGGCCAGCCGGGCCTTGAGGTCGCGGACCTTTCCATTGCAGGTATCGGCGTCGAGCCTGCCCGTCTCGAAGGCCTCAAGGTAGCGATCCACGCGGCCCCGGACATCGGCCATCTGCGCTTCCACCCGCCGGATGTCCTTGGTGAGGTCGGGCTTCTCCGATTCGAGCCGCTTGTTGGCCTCTGCCCAGATGCGGGCTATGAGGTTCTCGTCCTGAAGCATGGCCTTGATGTCCTGGACGATGCCCGCCTCCAGCAAGTCCGCCCGGACATAGTCCTGGTCGCAGTCGTGGGTCGAGAGCCGCTTGGTGCAGACGTAGTACGGGATGCTGCCGGCGTCCTTCCGACTGCGGCAACTGATGCCGACCATCGGTCGGCCGCACCGCTTGCACTTCATCAGGCCGGACAAGAGCCGCGAGCCGTTGTTCCATCGCCTGCCGCTCACGTCCTCCCGCCGCTGGTCCAGGATTTCCTGGGCCTGGCTGAAAAGCACCTCGGAGACGATGCCGTCGTGGTTGCCCTCGTAGACGACCTCGCGCCAGCGGAGCTTGCCGACGTAGACGGGGTTCCGCAGGATGTTGATGATGACCCGCTTGTCCCACTTCTTGCCGCTCCGCCTGCGGCAGCCGGAGCCGTTGAGCTTCTTGCAGATGGTCTGCGTGCCCTCCCGGCCGAGGGCGTACATCTGGAACATCTTCCTGACGACGAGCGCCTCTTCCTCGCGGGCGACCAGGCCCTTCTCCGGGTCGAGCCGGTATCCGTAGGGCACCATGCCGCCCACGAAGTCGCCGCCCTTGGCCTTCTTCTCCATGCCGACCTTGGTCCGCTCGACGATGGTCGCGTGCTCGAACTCCGCGAAGACACCGAGCATCTGGAGCATCATCTTCCCGGCGGCGCTGGCGGTGTCGAACGGCTCGGTGATGCTCTTGAGGACGATGTTCTGCTTGGTGAGCTCGTCCACCATCTGGGCGAGCTCGCGGACCTTGCGGCTGAGCCGGTCCACGCGGAAGACCAGCAGCACGTCGAACGCCTTGACCGAGGCGTCGTAGAGCATCTCCTCCAGGCCGGGCCGGTTCATGTGCGTACCGGACTCCGTGTCCCGGTAGATTTTGAAGAGCGACCAGTCCTCGTCGTACTGGCTCTTGCAGTAGGCTTCGAGACGGTCCTTCTGGGCGTCGAGCGAGTATTTCTGGTGGTCCTCGTCGGTGCTGATCCGCGTGTAGAACGCTATTCTCGGCATCGGGCCACGTTCTCCTAACATGTTTTCCGGCGGCCACTTGCGCCGCCACGCATGATCACACCCTTGCTCATCCGGCCGGAAAAGCCAAGGCGATTCCTGCCCGGTTCTTCCATTTCTCAAAAGGCCCCCGCGGGAAGGACATGCGGGACGGGAAAAACCGTTTGACTGCTAACGGCCGTTAGATACAATGCTGGGGTCTGTCTGAAGGGAGCATTGGCGATGGCACGACCGGCGACAACGGAAGCGACCCCGCGACAGCGGGAAATACTTGCCTGGATCAAGGCGTTCATCCGCGACCACGGCATGCCGCCGACGGTGCGCGAGATCGGCGACGCCTTCGGCATCAAGAGCTCCAGCGTCTTCCACCTGCTGAAGGAACTGGAGCGGAAGGGCTACCTGGAACGCGGTGGACTCGGCGCGCGGTCGCTCATCGTCAAGGGCCGCAAGCGCGTGCCCTGCGGCTGCGTGGAGGTGCCCATCGTCGGCCGCATCCCGGCGGGCCGTCCCGTCGAGGCCATCGAGCACGAGACCGGAACCCTCCACGTGAACAAGGAGTTGCTTCGCGGGCGCGGCGGCTTCGCGCTTCAGGTCGTCGGGGACAGCATGGTGGAGGCGGGCATCCTCGACGGCGACTATGTCATCGTCCGCAAGCAGGAGACCGCCGAGGACGGCGATGTTGTCGTGGCGCTCATCGAGGACGAGGCCACGCTCAAGCGGTTCCATCGCGAGGGCGACGGCGTCCGGCTGGACCCGGCCAACAGCCGCATGCAGCCCATCCACGTGCGGACGGGCGAGTTCAGAATCCAGGGGAAGGTGGTCGGCGTCCAGCGTCACCTCGGCCGCTTTCCGCAACAGATATAGGCAAGGAGCGGCCGATGGCGAACGACTACGCACCCAAGTTGTTCCTGCGGCAGGCGGAGAACGCGCTGCTCAGGGAGTATTTCACGGCCCGGGGCGAACTGGGCGACGTCGATTGGGACAACCTCGAGGAGACGGACGTCGATGCCGTCTACGCAGCGTGGCAGGCGCTGCCCGAGGACAAGGCCGAGGAGGTCGAGCAGGATTTCCGGGACATCTTCGACTTGGCCTCGGAAGACGGCACGCGGGCGCTGATAGACGAGAGCAGGTTCCACGACCCCGCCGTGAACCTGGCGGCGGAACTCGAGACCCACGACGGTTTCCTCAACAAGGCCTTCTGGGTCTTCCTCAACCATCGGAAACTGTTCGACCTGGTATCCATCCTAGACCGCGCCGACCACCTCAATGGCCGCTACTGGCGTAAACGGAAGGATATTCCCAAGAAGCAGCCGGACCTTTCCGCCGAAGCGATCCGCGAACTTGGGGACGCCCTGGGGGCCTACTACCGCGAGAACCAGGGCCGTGGGAAATGGTGCAACGTCGAGCATTACATCCGGGCGGACCGTTACCACTACTTCTTCGGCTACCCGAAGGACTACACGGACACCTTCATCGGATACGACGACCAGGGGCGGTTCGAGCGGCGGCGGCAGAACCCCGCATTCGAGGTGGTCTTCATCTATGACCCCGTCGACGGCACGCTCGACCTCTACGCGCAGGGCGACAAGAACCTGAAGCAGAACCTGCAGAAACTCTTCAGCCGCGCCATTCTTCACGAGGAGCTGGGCGAGGAGAACAGGAACTCGCACCCTTACGAATTGAATGGGCTCAAGAACCGCGCGTTCGCCTTCCCGACCGACCCGGCGGACCGCATCACCGAGGTGAGAACGCGGCAGATGCGGCTGTCCATCGTCGGCAACGAGCGCAAACGCATCACGTTCGAGGTGCCGCCGAAAGGCGCGCCTGCGGACATCCACGACCTCATCCAAGAGGCGCTCCACAAGCAGAGACTTCCGCTCTCGATGGTCAACGTGACTTCGGCCGTCATCCAGCTGCGGTTCAGCAATGGCAACGGCCGCCGCGACAAGACGGTCTCCTTCAGGGTAACGATGCCCGACTCCTGCAACCTGAAGGACAAGCCGGAGCACCTGGTGGCCAAGAAGTACCTGAAACTGTGGGGGCTCGAACGTGAGTAACCCGCTCGCCGTGATATGGGAACGAGCCGACGCCAAGGAACCGCGATTCAGCGGCGACGAGGTTGCGGCGTGGGACGACGGCTTGGTCGGGCGGTTCGCCGACGCCGGGCTCGTCCATCAGGTCGAGAACGCCACGTCGGTGGTCTGCGACGCCTGCGCTGACGGGCACGTCGAAGACGTGACGTTCATCGAGAGTCCGCGCCGCTCGGCCGTGCGGGCCTACATCCACTGCCCCGAACACGGCCGGGTGCGAGTTCCCCTCGACCGGCTCAGGCAGTGGGAGATCGACTTTGGCGGCATTGCAAGCGCCGTCGCCCAGGCCCTGGAACTGGCAGGCGACATCGAGGAAGTCGTGCCCGGACGGGTCTGGTTCCTGGGCAAGGCCACCATCGCCGCGATTTCGCGCGAGTTGTTCCTGGCGCGCGGGCTGACGTGGCAGGACGCAGCCGAAGTCCTGGGAAAGAGCTCTCGCCTCAACGCCGCCAAGTCGGCGCTCGTGCTCGTCGCCGGTGAAGTGCCGCCCGAAGACATCTGGAACAGCGACGCGCCGCCGGTGGCGGCGCTCAAGACCGTAGCGGCCTGGAACAAGTCGGGACTGTCCATCGACCGTGGACACCTTGAAGCTCTGCTGGCCACGGGTCGGAAGAAGACCCCGGCTGTCCCGCTGGTGTCCTTCCCCACCCCCGCGAGCACGACGTGGGCCGACGTACGGTTCGTGGTCACGGACGCTGCGCTACGCATCGAGGCCAAGGGGAAACGCAAGGACTACACCTTCGCTGAGGCTGGCTTCGAGGAGCGGCGAAAGAAGGATACGCCGGACCGCCTCTGGGCCCTGCTCAAGATGTTCGGCACGCACGGTGGTGTTCTGCCTTTCAAGGCCGTCGATGAGAAGACCCGGACCAACCTCAAGCAGTACGTATCGGACCTTCGCCAGCGGCTCGCGGCGCTTCTGCCCGGTATCGAGGGCGAGTCGATTGTCTATGACAAGGACGAGTCGGCCTACCGAACGGCCTTCGGAATCTCGTCCGAGCGGACACTGCAATTTCCGACGCCTGAAGGCGCGTCCTGGACTGACGTGTCCATCGCCCCGCACGGCGACACCGGCGTTCGCATCGCCGTGACCGCCAGCGAGACGTTCTCCGCCTCCGGTTACACGGAGGATGAGGAAGACGGCGGCGACGTGCACCAATGGGAAGCCGCCGAGCGCGAGGGCACCGTCGAGCGGACGTATGACCTGCGCACGCTGGGCCTGGCCGACGACCGGGGCCGGCTGAACCGCGCCGGTCAGGCGCTCCTGGCGGTCCTTGCGGGCAAGGGAACCGTCCAGCGCAAGGCCGACGACAGGGGAATGTTAGAACTCTGCGGCGTTCTGACCAATCTAGTGGGCATCGACGAGTCGCCCTTCGAGTTCACGCCGCTCGGCGAGAAATGGGTCGCGTTGTTCGACATCTCTGTGTGCGTATAGACAACGACATGAGACAGTGCCAAGTCATTTTTGCGGACGACTCCGACGCGCGCTACGTCAGCCTCGTCAAAGACCTGGCCGGATGTCTGAGCAGGCGGGAGGTTGTGCCATTGCTGGGGGCTGGGATCTCGCATGAGTCCCCTTCGCGTCTCCCCGTTGCCAACCAGCTTGTTCTGCCATTGATTGACGTTCTATGGCGCTCAGGGGAATTCGCCTTTCGCGATCTCAGACCATCATTACTCGACACGAAAAGGCTCGAAGCCGTTTTGCATCAAGCGAGGCTGGAACGGCTTCTTGACGCACTGTGTCAGACGCACGGAGAGCGAGCACTCGACTACCTGTCGCCGTTGGCAAGCAGAATCTGGAACCCGAACCACGCGGCTATTGCCCGCCTCGCCAAGGAAGGGCTGCTTTCTTGGTGCATCACGTTGAACTTCGACCTGTTACTTGAGGAAGCGATGCTGGCTCACGGGCTTGGTTTCCGCATAACTTGTCCGCTCGTTGGCAGGGAGTTTGTTTCGGCCACCAGGGCGCCGTCCTTGACCATAGTGAAACCCCATGGCTCTTTCGCACCCCATGAGAGCCAATACCGGCAGTACGAGCTCCTATCGGCGACGCTCTCTCAGATCGGGAGCAGGCCATCAAGACGGAATACACAAGCGTTCACACAAGCACTCGCCGAGCACCCTGTCGTACTGGTCGCTGGATACAGCGACGATGATTGGGATATATTCCCTATTCTGGCTCGCCTTTCAGGGGTGATTGGGCGTGTCATTTGGGTTGAGTTCGGCAATGAAGACCAGGTCCGACGGCGGGCGAATCCTTTGAATAGCAACGAGCCTTGCCACGCTCTTCGGAACCGAGTCTTCCCATGGCTCTGCGAGAGCGGCCCGTCTTCATGTCTTGTCATCGGCCGCTGCAGAAACGTCCTTGCCGATATTCTCGGCGAGCTCGGCATTGCTGAATCGCCATGCCCGATGCACTCGGCACAAGTGGCAATGCCCGACGCGAGCAGGTTCAATGCCGACCGTGGACCTACAGACATATCGGCATTGCGCACCATGGCCTCCTTGGGTCTACTGGTTCAGCAGGTGAGCCGTTTCAGTGAGAGACTATTGGAATGGTTGTTGGACCACGCGAGAGTAGCCGGAGAGCCGGCGCTACAGGCGACTCTCGAAGATGCTCTGGGACACACCCGCCACACCTACGGCAATCTCGAGGCCGCCATCCGACACACCAAACGAGCATTGTCGCTCAAGCGCGAGAATGGGCCAAGAGAGGAAACGGCAGGTATGGTGGTGTGGCTTGGCTATGAATATCTATGCGTGGCGAAGCGGCCACACCCGGCGAAGGTATGGCGTCTACTGGGATGGGCATACTTCCTCATAAAGGGATTATGGTTGCTACGCAAGGGAGTTGGTCTTGCCGCGCCAATGGAACGGCCGAGGCAAATTGCTCTTGCAGCGTATTATCGAGCAGACCTTCTCCATAGTTGGGGTAGCCTGTTCATGCTTCTCGGTCCAGGGTGGGCGCGCGCCTGCCGTCCTATATTTCGCATTGTCACTCGCATCTACGACAGGATCGCAGGAGAGTCCGAATTGATGGACGGCGAGTACTACTGGCTGCGGCATCTTGAGGCCCGGCTCTTTGCTGGAGCGCATGTGGACAGGCAGGACACGGAGAAGATGCTGAACGAGATAGAGCACGGCTATCAACTGGTTCAAAACAACGTCCAAATCGGCAATGTGCACGCATACAGGGGGCTCGTGGCTTACGTCCTTGGCTGTGGCACACACACCGAACGACAACAAGAAGCGGAATCATGGTTCAGGAAGGCCGCCCAAGCGTGGGAGAGTGCGGCGGAAGGCGTCAGTTCCGGCAGTCGTCGCCTGTGCATTTTTCGCCGATTCGCAGGGCTGACTGGATTAAGTGAGGCCGTCCGCAGTTTCCTGAAGCACTCGTAACGGCGCTGGACGCGCCAGCCAAGCCCCCGGTTATTTCTGACCAGCACTGCGCCGGCGTTTCCGAAAAATCTTCGCGCCCGCAGTGCACCCGCAACCTCGGTCTGTCGATGCGGTTACCGCTCGCACAGCCCCTGATCTGATGCCGCCGCGGTGATTTCTGACCCGAGCGCTCCATGCGCTCGAACAGAGATCACGACCGTCAGCGGCTGGAGCAGGAACTCGGGGGCGAGACCTACACCTCCCTCCTGCGGCAACTTCACGAGACCAACGCCTTCCTTCGCCGGTTCGGCGACTGGGCGGACTTCATCGCGTTCATGCGCGAGGGAACGTCCGACGACCCGCTCAAGGAGGAGGCGCTTCTGGCCATCCTCGAGGCCCACGCGGGCGACCGCGACCCGCGCTGGCGGGCCGTCCTTCTGGCCGTTTTCTGGCCGGGCCTGGACTCCATCTTCAACCGCAAGAAGCACTGGGACGCCGACGCGGACGAGCGCTGGCAGAATGTCCAGTGGGCGTTCCTGCAGACCGTGTGCAGGGTGAACGTCCGCCGTCGGACGGACCACCTCGTCAAGCGGCTCATGAGCGGCACCATCCACCGCCTTCACGATGAGTACCGCCGCGTCTGGCGACTCAACGAGCACGAGACGGCGACCGACCCGGAGCATCTCGAAGAACTGCTGGACGGCGGCGAAGAACTGGACTTCGACGCGATGGACCTCCGCGCCAAGCAGGAGGCGGAAATCAAGCGACTCCGCGAGCACGCGGATGCCGGGCGCATCTCCGAGGCCGATTTTCTTCTCCTTGTGGGCACCCGCGTCTACGGCAAATCCGCCGCCCAGTACGCCCGCGAGACCGGCATGAGCTGCGACCTCGCGCGAAAGCGCCGCCTCCGGGCCGAGGCCGCCATCCGCAGGGCCGAGGAGGGGCGATGAGGAATCCTGTCCCGCTCGCGGCCCCTCCCCCGGGCTTTTGTCTTTCGGAGACGAAGCGAATGACCGGCGACCGTGGAGCGACGGAGATGATCACCCGGACCGAGGCCAGACAGCTCATCAACGACCTCTTCGAGGAAGAGGCCCTCGTGATCGGCGGCCTGGTGGCGGTGCACCGGCTGGACGACGACCTCGTCTGGCGGCTGGTGAAGAACCTGGACGTCATCCGGGGCAAAGCCCTCCGGCGCATCGAGGCCAGGGGAGACGACGGCGGAAACGGCGGCGCGACGGCGCGCCCCAGCCTCAAGCCGCACCCGGCCATCGAGGATTTCCTTCTGGCCATTCGGAGGGCGTAGCCGGTGACGACCACGCCCTCCATCGAGATCAAGCGGCACTACGAGGCGCTTTCGGAGCAGGAGACGAACGAGATGGTCGGCACAGTGGCCGACATGCTCGTGACCTTCATCAAGAACCGCAAGGACGAGCGACCCGAGCCGGGCCGCACGACAGGATCCAAGGCGGAGATCAGTACGCAGCACACAGGGAGATGAACATGGCCCGAGCGAGAAACAGCGACCCATTCACGTCGCACGAAGCGGCACACGAGGCCGAGGCGAGCGGACGCGCCGGAGCGCACAGGCAGCTTTGCCTCGGGGAAGTGCTGAGAAAACCAGGCCAGACGGCGGCTGAGATCGCCGTGGCCGTGGGGCTGGAACGACACGCCCCTTCCCGCCGTCTGCCGGAACTCCGCGACGTGGGACTGGTCGAGAACGGCCCGGCCCGCATCTGCAAAGTCACCGGGCGGATGAGTCTCACCTGGCTTCCGACGAAGCCTGCCTGCCGCGACGGCGGCGCAGGCGGGGAGGTCCAGTGATGGCTACGCTCGACTTTTTCGTCCGCGAATCCGATGCCGAGTATCGCGAGAAGGCCAAAGCATTCCTGACCTCGCACCAGCTCGCCGACTTCCGCAGGTGTCCGCTGCTCTACTGGCACAAGGTGCAGGGCCTCGTTCCCGACGAGGACCGGCCCGCCTACCTCCTGGGCCGGGCGGCGCACGTGCTCATTCTCGAAGGGCGCGAGCGCTTCGACGCGGAGTATGCCGTCGGCGGGCCCATCAACGCCCGCACGGGCAAGCCCTTCGGGACGAACACGCAAGCCTACGCCGACTGGGCGGCGGCGCAGGGCAAGCTCGTCATCACCGAGGAGCAGTTCGCCCTGGTCGTCAATCTCGCGACGGGCGTGCGCTCCCACGCCATCGCGGCCGAACTGCTCTCCGACGGCGTGCCCGAGGGCGTCGTCCGCACCGAGTACTGCGGCCGGCCCTGCCAAGCGCGGATCGACTTCTTCAATCCTCAGCGCGGGGTCATCGACCTGAAGACCTGCGACGACCTGACGTGGTTCGAGGCCGACGCGCGGCGTTTCGGCTACGCGAATCAGTTCGCCTTCTACCACGCCCTCATCATGCGGGCGACGGCCGAGGATGCGCCCGTTCACGTCATCGCCGTCGAGAAGAAGCCGCCCTATCGGTGCGGCGTGTGGCGGATGTCGGCGCAGACGCTGGACGTCGCGCGGCGCGAGAACGAGGCGGCGATTGCCCGACTCGACGAGTGCGAGTCCCGGAACCTCTGGCCCACGGGATACGAGGAGGTCCGGGCGTTCGATTACGTGTGAACCTGCCTGCCGGCAGGCAGGCCGACGGGCGGGCGGGATGGCGTGACCGGGCCTCGGGCCACCCGGTCGGGACTCCCTGTGCCCGCTCGCCCGTCACCTGTGTCCGCACAGACGGACAGGAAGGAGACATTGCGATGGGACTCATGGAAACCATCCAGCGCGGCAAGACGCCGATGCCGCCGCGGCTGCTGGTCTACGGAACCGAAGGCATCGGCAAGAGCACGCTGGCGGCCAATGCGCCGAAGCCGATCTTCGTGCAGACGGAGGACGGCCTGAACGAGATCGCCTGCGAGAAGTTCCCGCTGGCGACCACGGTCGATGACGTGCTGGCCGCGCTGGCGGAACTGGCGGCCGAGGAACACCCGTACCAGACGGTCGTCCTCGATAGCCTGGACTGGACCGAGCGGCTCATCTGGGACGCGGTCTGCGCCGAGTTCCGCGTCGCGAGCATCGAGAAGGCCGATGGCGGCTACCAGCGCGGCTACGTCCATGCCCTCACGCACTGGCGGAAGGTCGTGGATGCGCTGAACGCACTCCGCGTCGGCAAGGGGCTCGCCGTCATCCTCATCGCCCACGCCAAGGTGGAGAAGTTCGAGGACCCCGAGGCGACCACCTACGACCGCTACAGCCCGCGCCTGCATAAGCACGCCTGCGCCCTGCTGACCGAGTGGTGCGACGCGGTGCTCTTTGCCACGCGGAAGTACCGCACGGAGACGGAGGACACCGGCTTCGGCCGCACAAGGACCATCGCGGTCGGCGTGGGCGCGGAGGGCGGCGAGCGCATCCTGCGCTGCGTCGGCTCCCCCGCGTGCGTGGCCAAGAATCGCTTCGGCCTTCCGGCCGAACTGCCGCTTTCGTGGCCGGCGCTAATGTCGGCGCTGACCCAGGAGACCCAACAACCCCAGAAACAGAAAGGAGAAGTGGCCCATGGCTAACCTCAATGGATTCAACGCGAACCAAGTGGAACCGGCAGCCGACTTCGAGCCGATCCCGGCGGGAAAGTACGTCGCCGTCGTCACGGCCTCGGAGATGAAGCCCACCAAGAACGGCAACGGCGCGTACCTGGAACTGACCTTCCAGGTCATCGAGGGCGAGTTCAAGAACCGCCTTCTCTGGGCGCGGCTCAATCTCGACAACCCCAACCCGCTGACGGTCAAGATCGCCCGGAGCGAGCTCTCCGCCCTTTGCCGGGCCGTTGGCGTCATGGAGCCGAAGGACTCCTGCGAACTGCACAACCTGCCGCTCGTCATTTCCGTCCGGCAGAAGACCGACGCCGACGGCGAAGTGCGCAACGAAATCAAGGGCTACGCCAAGCGGGAGACCGCGGGCGGCGCGAAGCCCGCTCAGAACCCCAATCCGACGCCGCCGTGGAGGCGCGGATGACGGAGGTGCTGCTTCCCATCCGCACGTGGTCCGAGCCGAACCTTCGCGGCCACTGGGGGCGGCGCGCCCGCAGGGCGCACAAGCAGCGCGAGGCCGCCCGGCAACTCGTCCGGGCAGCCCTCGCCCCGCTGCCGCCGGACTCGGACAGGCGAAAGACCGTCGTGCGGCTGACGCGTATCGGGCCGCGCCAGCTCGATTCGGACAACCTCGCCGCCGCGCTCAAGCACGTCCGCGACGGCGTGGCCGACGCCCTGGGCATGGACGACGGCGACGAGCGGCTGAGGTGGCTCTACGCACAGCGCAACGGAAGACCCGGCGAATACGCCGTCTTGGTGGAAATCCGATGATGCAACTTCGGCCCTATCAGCAGGAGGCCGTCGAGGCGCTCTATGAGCACCTGCGACGGCGCGACGACAACCCGTGCGTGGTGATTCCCACGGCGGGCGGCAAGACGCCCGTCATGGCGACCGTCTGCAAGGACGCCGTCGGCCGATGGGAGGGCCGCGTGCTCATCGTCGCGCACGTGAAGGAGCTGCTCGAGCAGGCCGTGGAGAAGCTCCACCTCGTCGCGCCGGACATGTGGCACCAAATAGGCGTTTACTCGGCGGGCCTGAAGAGCCGGGACACCGAGCATCCCGTCATCGTCGCGGGCGTCCAGTCGGTCTACAGGCGGGCGGCGGAACTCGGCCGCTTCGACCTGGTCATCATCGACGAGGCGCACTGCATCCCGCCGGACGGCGACGGCATGTACCGGACGCTCATCGCTGGGCTGAAGGAGACGAATCCGGCGCTGCGGATCATCGGCCTGACCGCGACGCCGTTCCGCATGACGAGCGGCCCCATCTGTGCGCCAGAGAACGTCCTCAACTCGGTCTGCTACGAAATCGGCGTCCGCGAACTCATCGTCCAGGGCTACCTCTGCCCCCTGGTCTCGAAGGCGGGTCGGGAGAAGGCCGACACGAGCGACCTCCACGTCCGGGCGGGCGAGTATGTCGCCAGCGAAGTCGAGACGCTCATGGACACCGACCTCCTCGTGGAGTCGGCCTGCCGGGAAATCCTCGACTACACCCGCGACCGCAAGGCGTGCCTCATCTTCACCAGCGGCGTCAGGCACGGGACGCACGTGACGGAGACGCTCCGGCGGATGGGGGCGAACGTGGAGGCCGTCTTCGGCGAGACGCTCGACTTCGAGCGCGACACGACGCTGCGGGAGTTTCGGGCCGGGCGGCTCAAGTACCTGGTGAACGTCAACGTCCTCACGACCGGCTTCGACGCGCCGAATATCGACTGCGTGGCCATGCTGCGGCCGACCATGTCGCCGGGCCTCTATTACCAGATGGTCGGGAGGGGCTTCCGGCTCTGCGAAGGCAAGAAGGACTGCCTCGTCCTCGACTTCGGCGGGAACGTGCTTCGGCACGGTCCCGTGGACGCCATCCGCATCGAGAACGGGAAGTCTTCCGGTCCCGCCCCCGCGAAGGAATGCCCCCAGTGCCGCTCGCTCATCTCGTCCGGCTACTCGGTCTGCCCAGACTGCGGGTACGAGTTCTTCAAACGCGATGACGAGCGCAGGGCCAAGCACGCAGGCACGGCGGATTCGACCGGCATCCTCTCAGGAGACGTCACGGTCGAGACCTATCCGGTGCAGGAAGTGGTCTACGGCGTCCACGTGAAGCGCAACGCCCCGCCGGACGCTCCGCGCTCGATGCGCGTGGAGTACCGCATCGGCTTCAGCCGGTGGCAGTCGGAATGGATTTGCTTCGAGCACGCGGGCTACGCGCGGCACAAGGCTGAACTCTGGTGGCGCAAGCGCTCGAACGTTCCCGTGCCAGATACCGCCGAAGATGCCGTCTACTTCGCCGAGCACGGGGCGCTGGCGGAGACGAAGTCCATCACCGTGCGAAGCATCGCGGGCGAGGAGTTCGACCGCATCGTCGGCTACGAACTCGGCGAAAAGCCCGCGTACCGCGAACCCGGCTGGGACGATGACGCCGGCGCGGGCGAAACCGTGGCCAGCGCCGCCGTGCCTACCGGCAGGCAGGTTGATGACGCGGATGACATCCCGTTCTGAGGAACTGCATGGAAGAGTTCCTGAACACGTTGTTCGCCGACGCGGTCGCCGAGAACCGGCGGCTGTGCGTCTTCACGCTGCCCGACCGGCGGACGAGGCACTTCTCGTCGCTCACCGCCGCGGCGCTCCACGCCGTCGAGGAGGCGAAGACCAAGGAGGTCTACTTCGGCGTCGGACTCGCGGGGCGGAACTTCGGCAGGCGCAACTCCGCGTCCGACGTCGTGGCTATCGTCGGCCTCTGGGCGGACATCGACCTGGCCGCGCCGTGGCGGGCGGACAAGCCGCTGCCGCGCACCATCGACGAGGCCCGGGCCATCTTGGACAAGCTGCCCCTCGCGCCGAGCGTCCTGGTGGACTCCGGCCACGGCCTGCACGCCTACTGGCTCTTCAAGGAGCCGTGGGTCTTCGAGGCGGACAACGAGCGCATCGAGGCGGCCAAGCGCGCCAAGGGCTGGGTGGAGACCGTCCGCAACGCGGCACGCGGTCTCGGCTGGGAGGTGGACTCCGTCGGCGACCTGGCCCGCGTTCTGCGTCTGCCGGGAACGGTGAATCGCAAGGGTGCGGAACCCGTGGAGGTGCGCGTCCTCGAGTCGAACGACCGCCGGTACAACCCCGACGACTTCGAGCCGTTCACAGCCGAGGAAGTCCTGACCGAGGCTGACGAGGTGCAGGTGGGCGCTCTTACGCTGCGCCCCGACGCCGAGCCGCCGGCCGACAAGTTCGCTCCGCTCTACCAGGCCTGTCCGGCATTCGCCCAGGCGTGGAACCGCCGGCGGCCTGACCTCGCGGATCAGTCGCAGAGCTCCTACGACCTGTCGCTCGCGGACATCGCCGCGCTGAACGGCTGGACCGACCAGGAGATAGCCAATCTCCTCATCGCCGCCCGACGAAAGCACGGCCAGAAGCCGGAGAAGGCCCTCCGCGCCGACTACGTCGCCAAGACCATCGCGTCGGCCAGGCGGGCGGCGGAAGAGCGATCCGCCCAAGGCGTGGACCTCTCCGGCCTGAAGACAACGGGCGGCACGACGCCCGCGCCGCCCCGGAGCCTGCGACAACTGGTGGCCACCTGCCCCGCCATGCGCCAACCGGTCATCGAGGGCCTGCTTCGCCAGGGCGAGACGATGAACATCATCGCGCAGCCAAAGGTTGGCAAGTCTTGGCTTGTCATCGACTTGGCTCTCTCCGTCGCCACGGGCCGAGCGTGGCTGGGCATGGACTGCGTGCCGGGCGAAGTGCTCATCCTCGACAACGAACTCCACGGCGAGACGTCAGCCAACCGCGTCCCGAAGGTCGCCGCCGCCAGGGGCATCGCCTTCGACGACGTGGCCGACCGGGTGTACGTGGAGAACCTTCGCGGACGGCTGGTGGACCTCTTCGCGCTCGGCCCGTACTTCCGGCAGTTCGAGCCCGGGCGGTTCAAGGTGGTCATCCTCGACGCCTTCTACCGCTTCCTGCCCATGCGGACCGACGAGAACGACAACGGCACGATGGCCAACCTCTACAACTACGTCGACGCCTACGCCGACCACCTGAAGTGCTCGTTCGTCATCATTCACCACACCAGCAAGGGCAACCAGTCGCTCAAGGAGGTCACCGACGTCGGTGCGGGGGCCGGGGCGCAGTCCCGCGCCACGGACACGCACCTG